GCTCCACCTGCTGTATATGCGGATCCAGATGTGTTTGTAATTTCTTCAGAAGTTGAATAGTCCGTAGTAGAAGCACCTAAAGTTGCATCACTATCAAATAGCGCAATTTTAAAAGTATCTCCGCCTGATGACGAAAAGTTATGTTTACCTTGTAAAAGTTCTTGTTTGAAACTTGAACATACTGCTGATGTATTTGCCATTTTTTATCTCCTATGGGTTTGCTGAGTTAATTGGGATTCTGACTGCACCATCTGTGTAATCATCTCTTCTTCGTCTTCCAACTTGCTCATTAGCAAACTTCTGTACTTCTTGTTTATACTTTTGCTCATATAATGTCAACATATCTGCTGGGCCTTTTAGAAAGCCATAAGCCTCTGCTAAACAGCAATATAATAAGCCATTTGGGAAGTTTAAACTGATATAATTAGTTGTGTTATCGGATGCTAAAGTCGATGGCATCTTGTTATAATGAACTCTAAATTTGTAAGTTGTGTTAGGTGTAGGAGCTAAAAAGATACGACCAGAATTAGTATCAGCATCGCCAGTAGCAGCTCCAAACATAGCATAATATTTTGGTTTACCTTGAGCTGCAGCTGTGCCTGTAATTGGTTGATACTCTTGTAGATATGTTACATCTTTTTTCTCTAGCCAAGTATTTGATCCTGTAAGCACGGCGCTTGAATCATAAACTTGTATACCTCTAATAAACAATGCTCCAGCAGGGGCGTTAATAGTTTCTTGTCCTGCAACTAAATTACCTGATTGCTGTTTTCTATCTGCATCGATAGGAACATCACGCATAATTCTATATTGTGCATTTAAAATAATATTTTCTAATTGATCTGCAGTAAAAACATTTGAATCTACTTCTGTGTAGTTTCTAATTTGTGTAACTAATCCTGAATAACTAATTCCTGCCATTATGCTGCTATCCTTTTACAGAACTCACAGCTAACCGTATAACTAGCGTGAATCCAACAATGTTGTTTTTTTCTTAATCTATACCAAAAAATTTTTACGCACTCAATGTAACGGGTCCAACTGAACATCCTAATCCTCCTCCTGATACTCCTCCCTTTGTAGCAGTATCTGTATCAACTGTAAAATGAAAAAAATTTGCAAGTGAGTAATCGCTAGTATCTCTAGCGCCACTTACGTATAATCCTGTTGTAATTGTATAACCAGCAGCTTTTGCAATATTAGATCCTGATATACCATCGAAATCTGCTGGATTAGAAAAAGCAAACACAGCATTTGTTGGAGTTCCTGTGCCAGGTGAAGTTGTTGGCTGTCCTCTAAATCTATAAGTGGTTGCAGTTGTTAACCCATGACCTGGAAAAGAAACATTTATAATTCCAGACCCTGATGTATAAGTTTCAAAACCGTTTTCTGGTATCATACCTAAAACAGCAGGAGCTTCTCTACTTGGTCTTACATTTGCAAGTGATATTGCATCTGCGCTCATTGGTTTTGGTTCTAGCTGTGGTTGTTTTGATTCGTACTCTGATATGTGAACTAACGATCCATTCCATTCTCTAACCATCTCTGTGTATGGAAACTCTAATCCTGATCTATCAGATATTGCTTTTGCGTATTTACCTGTTGCGTACTTTGGCATTATGCACTTGGGTAATAAGCTTTAGGCGTAATGTATGTGCTTGAAGCTGACCCATCCTCCGCTAGAGCTCTAGCTAATTCATCTTCATAATATAATTTCATAGCTTGAACTAATTCTGGTTTATACTTTTGTGCAAGGTAATAAGCTAATCCCGAAACCATGCAAGGAACAAATCTAAATGGTACATCTGTTGCATTTGTATAGTCTCCAACATCTTGAATTCTCTTAATAAAAAAGAAGTGCATATCCTTAGATGCATTAGTAGAATCTGGTGTTGGGTAAACATGTATAGTTACTTTATCTACAAATCTTTCTACCCAATATTGATTTGGTGTTCCTTTAGAAAGTTTATTAGAAAAACCAGCATAAGTAGATCTATCCACTTTTGTCATTGGAGAATCTGCTTGTGTTGTTTGTGTTCTATTAGATCTTAACTGGGCTTCTAATACATCAGACATTCCATATACATCTGCCGGTGCCGTTGTGCTTGCACTTGTCCCGTCTCCAGTTGCTCTAAAAAAATCATAATCAGATTGCCCTTCAATTAAATCTAAGTTTGTAGATCCAATTTCCCAATAGTGAATACCTCTATTACCCCACTCTTGAAACAATATATTAAGAGATCTTCTTGCTGATTTTAATTGATAACCAGCTACATTTTGTAGACCAATACGTTCGTGAGCTTCTTCTATAATTTCATCAATAGCAAAAGTTTTGTCGAACGTAGTTGTTCCTGAAGTAGTATTAGCCATTTAAACTCCTAGTAAATCTTTAACCACTCACAAACTACTGTACCCGTGTCTCCACTTGTACAAGCAGGTAGAACTAAATTTACATCTCCAGTTACTCCAGAAGCATCGGTATTTTTTAAGCCACCAAAACTAGAATAGTCATATTCCATTTCACCATTTAAGGTTTGAAATACAACGTCTGTAGTAGCGTCCCATGCTAATCTTAAAGCATCAACTTGTGCTGTTATTGAAACATTACAGCTAACTTTTACAAGTCTAACTTTAGAACAAGCTGCGCCTGTTGCAGGGTTTGTAGATAATCCAGAAACATCAACAATTTTAGTTGTGCTACCTGAACCATCGGACACTACGTTGTAGTGAGTTATAAGTCTTTTTGCTCCGTCAAATACTGTAGTATTTAATACTGTATCCGCCATGTGTTTTTCCTCCTCATTTTAAAGAGCGCCTGCATTACCAGGCGCTCCGAGTTATTTATTACGCGTCTGCGTATGGTGTTACTATTGTACCTGATCCAAGCAATAAAGAATTGTGAACCAAATATGTAGCTGTATCAATCGCTGTGATTGATACGACACTACCAACGATACCACCTTTTGTAGAACCGTTCATAGTAATAACATCGTTAGATGCACCTGGTATGAAAGCTTTTTTAGAGCCATCATCTACAGCAATCATGATACCGCCTTTAAATTTGTCAGTACCATCTGTTAAGATGTCCATATCAGTTGCAGCTGTTTCCACATAAAAGTGAAAAGTTGCACCAATGTTGTTTAAGTTATTGAAGTCGTTATCACCAGCAGTACCACCATTAGCATTTACATTAATACTTGGTAAAGTAAATTTACCGTCAGCATCATTTGTAAGCAAGATTTTACCTGCGTGTGTAGCAACTGTCAAAGTTGTGTCAGCTGTTAAACTAACTGTCATGCCAGGTCCGAAGTTTTGAAATCCATTTTTGGAAATCACCGGTCCTGAAAACGTTGTTTTTGCCATATTTATATCCTCCTAGTTTATACGATCATAGTCTCTAGGCCGTCGACTATACGCGTCTATGATCTTTAAATTGTATAGTGGGTATTTTATATAGCAGATTATAATGAAGTGCAAGAGATTGCGTGGTGAAAGTACGTTTTCAGCGATGTAGCTTTTTTACTAAGTAGCTACTGAAACTTCAGGTGCTGCGTCTTCAATTTTGTTAGTAAGATTAGCTATTTTAGCTTCTTCTATCTTAATAGCATTAACAACTTCTCTAATCTTGTTGTCGATTCTTACCATATCCAAAGTGTACCTTTGGTTATCACGCTGTTGCACCGCCCATTCTGTTTCGAGACTCCTCTTTGCTTTGTAAAGGTCTCTCACTTGAGTTTGCATCTATGGTCTCCTCATAAGTTAGCCATAACTTAGACGAATCAATGAATCCATCTTTTTCCCAGACTATAGCATTTTCTCCTAGTTTGTCAACTAGTGCGTTTTCAAACGATTTATCATCATCCTCTGACGCAAGGTTAAAGTTTGCATAATAACCATATGCTCTTATTTGTACTCGAAATGTCTTCATGATTCTTTTCTTTCTACCATAAAAAAAGGGGGCCCGAAAGCCCCCTTTTTAATTAGTTATTACGCACTTCCTGGTGAAGCAAAAATACCTCTAGGGTCTGATACTCCAAATGAGTATCTTTCTCTAGCTTTGTATCTTACGTTGCCAGTGTCGAAATCACCTTCCATTGCAGTGTTCAATGGTGCTCTTGTGAA